GAAGTTCTTTTCCTTTGTAGTAGTCAATAATACTCAAAACAGCTGCTCTTTCATAACTGTTGTGCTTTGAACCGTAGAAGAAGTAACAGCAATGAACTTCATATCCTTGATTGAAAAGATAACCTAGGAGAGTAGTAGAATCCATTCCTCCAGATAATCCTATTACAATTTTTCTCATTCTCAGTTATTCTTTTTGAAAACTTAGAATTCCTTTTTCATTCTGTACAATGAGTTTCTTAAACTTATTGTACTTCGGATTTCTTCCATCTGAAAGCATAGTATCTATAGTGCTCTCTTTAACATCACTAAACTTCTCCGCTGCCACTCGAATGAGTTCTCTTCTTGTGTACACTCCTTTTGCGATAAGGGGCGTAAGAAAAGCGATTCTGTCTGCTGGTGTACTTACTTGAATCTTTTCTTCTTGTTTAGGTTGTTTAGGAGAAAAAGATGGTTTTAAAAAATCTGGTTTCTCTTCCTTTTCCTTCTCAGTTTTTTTGCTGTAATCTTCTGTAGGTTTAAACTTTTCAGTAGATACTTTCTCATCTTGTATGATGTTTAACCCTTTTAGGACTTCAATCTCTTTTGAAGTTAAGTTTTTCTTGATATCCACTGCATACTTCTTAGCAAGATTTCTGAGTACTTCCATTGTAGATTCTTCTATTAGGCCGTCATCAGATAAACGAAATAAAGGAGCTTGTTCAAGTATGATTGCCCTCTCAAGATCTCTTTCACTCTGATCCAGATCTACAGGTGGATCTAGTGCAAGGAAATCATTCAATTCCCTCGCTGCATTTTTTAATTCTTCTCTAGTCATAGTCTTTGAATTTTAATTTTATTAGTTAGTTTACTTTTTATTGTTATGTATTATACAAAATATTTCTAAACTCCTACTTTCTTTCCCCAGAGAGATATGTGTTCTCGAGGAGAATATCTCACTGAGTTTTTAATAGCCAACTCCACAACAAATTTTTTGTTTGAATCTAGTTTCTCTCTCGAGTCTCCTTCAGGCATCAATATGACTTGTTCTCTTTTAATCAATTCTGGTATAAGAAACATTTCTTTAATTTCCTCCCAGTCTTCTATCGATGATATAACAAATTTAAACCAAGAATTATTGAATAAAGCCATTGTTTTGATCACAGTAGGTTTGTATCTTGCTTTCTCATAAACACCACTATTGGAAAGTTTTGGTGAGTTATTCCATTGTGATACACAATCTACAAGATTAGAATCTGGTAGTATAACACATTCGTTTTCTATTTCTATGTAAGGTTTAAAGTGTTGTTCTGAAGTGATTCTATTGAGTTCTTTGATAAAGAGAGTCACTTGTTCTTTTTGCAATAAAGGACTTCCTCCTGTTATGACCAAGTGTTGCCCTTCTTTGAACTTACGAAACAAATCAGCTTCTCTCATCAAAACAAATAATTCATCAAAAGTGTAAGGATTGCCTGTTCCCCACACTTCTGTAGTATCACAATAACGACAATTTAATGTACATCCTTGGAGGCGAAGAAAAGTTGCAGGACAGCCCATAGTAGTTCCTTCTCCTTGTATAGTATCACAGTAGAACTCTGATACCCTCAGAAAGTTTTTATTCTCTACTGTTCTTTTCTCTGAAGGAAATGCCTTGATCAATTGCGTTGCCATACTTCATATTTTATGAGATATCAAAATCAGGTTCGTATCTAGCAGATGTTCGAGGTGTTTCTTGTACTTCTACTGCTGTGACGTTAGAAAACATTTTTCGGAATTCCGTAAAGAAGTACTTTGCTAAGTTCTCAGCCGTAGGATTGAAAGATACTACATCATTTAGATGAACATGATCTACTTTCTCATCTAGAAAAGTTTTAATTCTTTCCAACTCTCGATAGTCTGTTACAAATCCTGTTTTATCTAAACTACTTGACCTGAGTTCTACTACTACTATGTAGTTGTGTCCGTGTACTCTTCCGCAAGGGTGTCCCTCAGGAAGTTCTTTCAATGTGTGTGAAGCACTAAAACTAAATTCTTTTCTTATAGTATACATATTTCTCGTTTATGTAAATATTATACAAATTCTAAATGTTATCACCAATAACTTGCAATAAAAGGTCGTCCTCGTCGTAGATTCATAAGTACCGTTATTTCGCCAGAGTTAGTGAAAAATTCACCTTCACGAATTACAAGATTATTTAATCGCATAATGCCTATGTGTTTTTCACGATCTTTCACATCCTGATTCAATCCCCACATAGCTGTACAGTGTGCATATTTACGCTTGTCTTCTGAGAAATGTTCTCTCCGCAACCGGTCTCGAAGATAAGCTTGTGCATTAGCTTGTGTAGCTGTAACAACAAGAGGTTGATTTTTTTGTTGTGAAAGACGTCGTAATCCTTTCCAGATCTTGTTCTGACGAGGACGTTCCTCTAAATGCTCCTCTGTAGTCAGTAGATCTGCATAATCAATCACTATGACATCAGGTACGAATTGTTCTTGTCGTTCCCAGGTATCCAGTAATGCTTCTATTTGTTTTACCGTTAAAGTATCATTCAAATGTGTTGAGAGTTTAAAATAACGCTTATTCTCAATGAAAAAGTCGGACACTGCACGTTTTGCTTCATCAACTTGCAGAGGAGTATCTATCTTTACTTCTCTTATCCAGGGACAACCCCACGGATTTGTTTCATATTCAGGACAATTTGAACAAGGACAATAATCAGGATTAGCCTGATAAGCTGCTATGAGTTCTTCTTGTGTGATATCATGTCGTAAGTAATCAATCGTTCTATTTTCAAAAACACCAAAAGCACATTCTCTTTCCGGACGTTCACAATCATCCAGTTGGTTATAAACACAATCTCTTACAGGCTCCCAGATCGTACCACAGTAATGTTTAAGATTGGATTTTTGAGTTAGATAAATACATATACGTTTCAATAGTTGACGCTCAGTTAAATCACCAGCTTGGAAGAACACAACTTTTCTCTTTTGACGACTGGCACGAATAGCCATGTCGAGAAGAAAATAAGTTTTGCCTCGTTTTTCTATGCCCATGAATGCTACAAAACTACCTGCAGTGAGTTGATCATTCCAAAATTCTCCTAATTGTCGTGGGTAACGTATGAGACATTCTTCAGCATCCGCAAAAGCTCGTTCAACATGTTCCAATGCTTCTTCAGTATTCAGATTTAAACTATCATTAGTACCAACTGGTAATGATCGATATTCGGTAGCTATACGCTCTGCAGAAATAATACGTTGATGTAAATCTCCTTTGCCTAATTCAATTGTATTACGTATTGTATCACTGAATAATAACAGATTTCGTTGGGTAAAATAATCAATAGTTTGTTTTAACAGGTAATCAACATTGAATCCTTCTTTGACATATTCTTGTGACAGAAGAGGAAGTATATCTTGTTCAATTTCTTCTGCTACATCTCGTGACAAACGAGTATCCTTAATTTTTTGATAATAGATGTTAGTAATATTATTTGCAGGAGCTTCTTTGTAAACATCAAAATATTCCCAACACCAGCTTGCCAGAAGACGAGCTGTTGAAGATTCAAGAAACTGAGGATTCCATACTCGTTGTAATCCTTGCAAGTATTCTTTTGAAGTGATAAGCCCTATTACAATCTGTCGTTCATCCATACAAGAGTAATTATACAAAGTTGAAGGAAATGTTATATCTCATCATAAGGTGTTTTGTGTATGATTCGAGCCATCCGGTAGATTCGTGCAGGTATGCGACTATCCTTAAGATTATGAGTTAACTCTTCCAGTGAAAGATTAGAAGTAAAGATAGTCTTTTTGAGAAATTCATAACGACGATTGATAATCAAGTAAAGTATTTGCAATACCCAATCTGAGGGTTTAACGGTTCCAAAATCATCTAATACCAGTAGATGAACATTGCTATAGTAATCAATCAGTCGTTGTTCCGTTTTACTCTCTTCATTACTATCATCATCGTCATCATTATTATTCCTATGCTCAATTATATTTCGTATTTCAAATATCAAATCAGATGTGTTAGTAAAAATACAATGATCATACTTTTCATTTTTTAGTAGGCTATTAAGGTAACATCTCTTTTGTTCTTCTAGTAACATAAATGCAGCTAATACTGTTTTACCTGTATTAGTCTCCCCAAAAATATAAGTACTTTCAATACTGGATGGCATATCTTTAGGAAGTGATATAGTGTTTAAATCTCGTTGCAAGCGTGGAGTAAAAGTAGCTGCAATGAATTGTCTTCGTAATTTTTCCTCCCATACCTTTTCACTTCTCATAATTCTATTTTTAAGCTAAATCACATTTCTGCATCAATGCGGTCAAACTTTGCATTAGGATCGATATAACCAATGGTAACAGCACTATGATTGAAGTGGTGATTACCATTTGTACGTTCTCGTTCTATAGCAGCTTCAAGTTTTAGGAATTTATCTCTTAGAGCTCGTCCTGATTCTATGATAGGAACGTATGCTTGTCCTGCATGTTTTCTATACCAGGTTAAGGCAAAGTCAATTCTTTTATATGTAATTCCACTCGATTCTTCCATCTGTCGAATATCATTAGTCCATTGTTTTAATTGAGTTGCTGTTATTTTTATATTCTTAGAGGATTCTATTGTCTGAGCTAATTTCTCTGCAAGAGGATAATAGGTATGATTTCTTTCTTCTTTCTTTTCTTTAAGAGATGATTTTCGTTCTTTTTTTAGAGAAGAAGAGTTTAAAGAAAGATTAGAAGAATTAGTAGAAAAATTTTTTGAGGGTATTATATTACTATTTTTGGTATTATTATTTTTGGTATTATTATTTTTGGTATTATTATTATAATACGTAGTATTATATAGTCCCCCAGTTTTCGATGGGTCTAGTCCCCCAGTTTTCGATGGGTCTAGTCCCCCAGTTTTCAGGGGGTCTATAGTATGTAAATTAACTTGATTTTCTAATTCTTCATTTGAATTTAGAGATAAAAGCAAATTGCTTAATACTGTTGTATTTATTTTTAACCATTCTTTTGCAGGAATTCCTCGACGTTCTGTCAATAGTATTCCTTTTTCAATTAGAAATTGTTTATTTCTTTGAATAAAATATTCACTCGTGTTTAGTTGTTGTGCTTGTTGTTCATGTGTTAAATAGAACCAACCATCATTATCAGGATAATTGTCTTTAAAGTAAAAATATTTATCTATATAATTACTTAAAAGTATCGCTGGAAATAATCCTAATAATTTGATTAACGTTTTGTTCACTATTAGATAGCCTTCCGATTTGAAAGCTTCTAATGTTAAGATATCAATGATATCTTCTTTGCATTCTCTTTTTCTTTTGTTTTCCATGTAAAAATGAATTTAATTTAACTCAAATTTTATTTTTTGTAATTACTATTTTCAAAGGGAGAGCAACCTGAAGCAAAGCTTACAAGTAACAACTGGGAAGTCCTGAAAGGACTTATAGGAGGAAGCTTCAGGTTGCTCATGATATCAACTATTATGGGATATATTTTTACTCATTGTTTGTTACTTGTAACAAACTTTTAAGATTGTAAATTTAAAAACTAAAATTAAGAAATCAAAATATTTTTATTATTTTATTTAATTATTTTTTAATTACTTGCAAATTAATGAGTTAGGCATAACACAAGAAGGATTGTGTAGATAAATCTTTCCCCATACTTCATAGACTATTTGTTTGAATGCACTATCATACCAGCGTTCACAATGACAACGTATACAACGATAATGTTTTAATTTTTGTGAGTTTTCTACTGGTTGCCAGCTATGATGAATAGTTCGTTTCATACCATTAATTGTTTTACGATATAATCAGCTTCTGATTGTTCTAAACTGGCAGGGTCTTTAGCGTTACATAGAAATTTAATTGCTTCTACTTTTCTAAATCGTAATTCTGCCACCAAACGATCTGCTTGTAATTGTGCTTGGGGTTCATTGTCATACATTACAAATATTCTTCGGAAAGCACGTTTCATTTCTCTTACTTGAGTATTGGTAAATTCAATACCAAATGTAGCAAAACTTTTAACTCCAAGACGCCATACATCAGTAGACCCTTCAACACATATACCCGTATTACTCCATTGATCCGATCTGCCGTAGAGAATAGTTTTGTGAGGAACACGTTCTCTGCCTTTTGGACAAGATAAATATCTTATGGGATGTTTATTGGTTATATCTCTTGAAGTAAAAGAAACTTGATGGCCTTTCCACAGGATAGGTATTATGATACGATGCTTAAAATCTATTCCATCTAACAAGCTCACCGGCCCTGTGCCTAGTAATTGCCATGTAGGAATGAGTTGGTCTGGATCAAATCTTCGTTGAATAAGATATTTTCGATGATTTTCTAATAAAGGTTCTACATTTGAGGGCAACCTAAAAGGTTTTTTGTTTGGTTCATTTGTTACTGAAGAAGGTTGTATGTAGTTTTTATCAAAACCATATTTTTGTAGTATGGTGATCGTTTCTTTTATTGTTGTACCGATAAGCCTTGCTACAGTTTCTACGTAAGGATGCCAACCACAACGCCAGCAGTGAAAGTAGTTTGCTTCAAGATTAAAGCCCAGATGTTCCGAAGGATCATCACAGAAAGGACAATTCAGGTTTATCCATCCTCGACCTACATTTTTGCCTTCTGTAAGGAAAGGAATACTATAATCTTGTAGTAATTTTATGAGATTCATTTATAGAAGATAGTATTGAGAGTTGTCCATTGTATTTTTAAGTCTCGTTGATATAAGACTTCATGAGTTACATAACCAACTGGGTCTTCTGCTCGAATAGTTAATAGAAATATAGAATTGTTTGGAGTATAATTGAGATAGATTTTATCAATTGGTATTGTTGTAAAAGAAATATTTTTTACTTCTCCAGGCTTCCAGAGATTGTCAAAGTTATAAAGTTCCCAATCCATTATTTGTTCTTTATTTATATAACAATCAAAAAGTGAAAGAGTTGAACTTATTTGTTTTTTATCAAAAAATAGTTGTATGCCACCACTGATTTGTATTTTTGTAAATGTTTTCTCAGTGTTATTTTTAATACTACCTGAAATGATGTAGATTATACCTTTATTGTTTCCATTACTAAAAGGATATCGGGCAAGTTGTAGGGTATCTTTAGTTATGTTGATGAGAGAAAAATCATCAATTTTTTTGTCTTGTTTCTCTTTTATATTTGATTGACTACAGGTGAAAAGAAAAAGAAAAAGAGTTACAAATAGTGATAATGAAAAAATTGTTTTCATAGCTTTGATTTTTACATATTATACAATCTTCAAGATTTAAAAATTTGTTTGAGATCTTTTATACCGATCCAGACATTTTTCTTTCTCATTCCTCGTTGAAGCATGATTGCCATTATTGTCTTCATAATTTCTTCTTTTTTCAATGATAACAGTAATGTCTGATTTTCGACTATTGTTTTTAGTACTTCTTGAGCTTGGAAGGTAAGTTTTTCATAGAAATCATTTTGTGATTGTGAAAAATCAACTTCTTTTTCTACAGGCATCTGTTCGTCGTTCAAGTTATTATCGTTGTTGTCGTTTGTTTGTAATTTACTAAATGGAACTAGGTGATTGTGATATTTTTGTTCCACTTTTATAAAATTGATAAGATGAGAAGTGATACAGTGCCATAGATGAGTTGTTATTCGACTTCGTTTAGGATTATAGCTTTTCATTGCTTCACAATAAGCTACATAAGCTTCAGAAAGAAGCTCGTTGAATTCTATGCCCGTCGTCTGGTGAAATGACCAGGCAATTTTTTTGACCAAGTTGTTGTTTTCAATCTTTTTCATGATAATTTGAATTTGAGTTGTAACTATTAATTACTTCTGTAAGTAGAGATGTAGATTCTGTTTGTTTACCATCGGTAACAGCATCTAAAATGAGTTGTTTTTTGTCTAATATTTGTGCAATCTTATCCTCAATTGTATTATAGGCGAGGAGATAAAAGATTTGAACAATTTCACTTTGACCAATGCGATGTAAACGATCTTCTGCTTGTGCGAGTGCCCCTGGTGTCCAGGGTAGTTCTATAATAGCAGCATGAGAAGCGGCAGTGAGTGTTATTCCAACACCGGCAGCTTGTATATTGCCAATGAATAAACGAATGTTTGGATTATTCTGGAAGTTGTCAACAGCTACTTGACGTTCTCTGAGTGGTGTGCTTCCATCAATTTTGACTGCAATGTTTTGAAAAGCATTTTGTATGGCGTTAATGACAAATCGATGAGTTGCAAAAACTACTAATTTATTGTTTGTTTCAAGAAAGTCTTTTATCCATTCCAAGGCTTGTTGTAATTTACCTTTTACTGCTATTTGTTTTAGAGTTTCAATTCGAGTCAGTGTTTCAGCATTAGCTGCATGACGAGCTACTTCTGCACCTTTTTCTTTTGTGAGATAACTAATAAAATCATTTTCAGCTAATTTATATTCATCTCTGTTATCTATCTGAAGTGGCATGTAAGAACGTATCTTTTCAGGTAATTCCTTCATTACCTCTCGTTTTGTACGACGTATCATGATAGTATTGATTAACTTTTCATGTAACTCGTCAGTTTTTGAGGCTCCTGAAAAGTCCCAGCCAAATCCATTATTGTGGGCTCTACAATAAGTTAAAGCATAATCCCAGAAGGAAGGGAAAAGCGTTTTATTGATTAACTTGATTGCATTGTAGAATTCTATGGGACGATTCACAATTGGAGTGCCACTCAATCCAATGATGTGAGGAATATTTTTCGCAATGAGTTTAGAAGCTTTTGTGCGTAAAGCATTGTTGTTTTTGATATAGTGAATTTCATCAAATATTATGACTTTTAACTCAATGGCTGTGATTTGTTGTACCCAGTGTTGAAGTAGATCATAATTAATAATGATTATTTCTCCTGTTATAGGATACGGATTACTGCCTGAGAGGATCTGTGTATTTGGTTGTGGAAGCCATCGATTTGCTTCTCGTTCCCAGTTTAGTTTCAATGATGCTGGTGTTATGACCAGAGCAGGTCGGAGCTCTGGATGAAGTTGCAGCCATGCCAGTGCTTCAATAGTTTTGCCAAGTCCCATCTCGTCAGCTATGAGTACCCTTCCTTTTCTTGCTTCAGTGAAGACAACAGCCTGTTGTTGAAAAGGATAAAGATTGCCTTTTAGGCCAGGAATAATAAGTTCTTTGCTTACTTGATTGATGTTTAATTTTGCATTTCTTAGAAATTCTTGTAGTTCCGAGTCTAAAGTGAAATTCCATTTTTGTAGTTTTTCAACAGTTTCGATTGAAAGAGGAACATGCCAGCTTTTATCATCCGCATTATACTTTCTATCAGGTAAACTCCTTACTCGATCTATATCATCAACATTGAATGGAAATTGTATTTTGATAAAAGGATTGTTTTGTTTTGTATGAAATAGTGTTGCTGTCCTTTCTTTCTTATTTCTGTTGAGCATAGGATGATCTTGGGGAACATCAATTTTTTTATCGATGCTTTCAATGGACATAATCTTAGATTTTGGAAACCATGTGTCTACACGAATTTCTTTTATCATTTCTCTCTCATCTGTCACTCCATAACCATAAAGATAAAAGGCTTTGTCTGTTTCGACGAGAGGTTCGGCAACAAAACATACAGGTAAATTCAAGTGCATTGCCATCCCTTTTGATATTTGGTATAGATATGCCATTATTTTTTGTATTTCTTGAGGCTTTTTAGTTTTATTTCATTAAATCGTTCAATATATTTTGCTTTATCTCGGTTGAGTATGATATAGAAATCACGATTTTCCCTTGCAAGAAAAGGTTGTTTCTTGATCGGTTTATCTAAGCGAAACATGTGCCATACATTTTCTTCTGAAACACATTTTTCAGTCATTTGTTTAGTATCTATTTCATAGAAATAGACTTTATTGTTACTGAGTCGTGCTTCATAGTGGATTGATTCGATATTTGAATACCATATATATTTTTTGTTTGGTCGTGCAATAGCAAGTATTCTCATCACTCTATTTTTTAAGATCAAAAAATGCTTTTATTATGCCTAAAATTGTGATTAGTACAAAAATCATTAATATTATTTGTAAGAGTTTCATATGGGACTACCATATTAATTCACTAGCAATTTGTTCTAGTTCTCTTTTTCTCTCAGGTTGTACGTCACGAGCTACAGCAGTCATGGCATTTACCAGTTTCCATAGGGTGGGACTACCTTGTAATCCGTTTGTGATGTCATTTTCTAGTAGAACCTTTTCTACAGCTTCACTTTCACTGACGGAAAGACCCAGTTTTGGAAGATGTTCGATTTCTTGTTTTATATCGATGCGTTTTGCACTTGCTCCTTTTATACATTCAATCATTTTTGTAGTGTTTTGTGGTAAATAGATTTGCTGCATTATGTCTTTTACAAGAGCTGCTTTAGCTGTTGTTTCTTTCTTAAAAGTATCTTCAGAGATTTTTATGTCGTCTGGAATTCTACTGCCTAGATGAAATTCTTTCAGTGCACTTTGGCCAACTAGGCCATTCATGCAAATAACGTTCAGTACGAAAGTACGAACTTCGAGAGCTCCATCACCGAAATCACTGTTACGAATTCGTGCACCAAAACAAGCATAATTACGACCGTTGAGTGGTGTATCAAATTCAACTATCTTTGGATTGATGACCTCTAAGAAGCCTTTTGTTTCTCCACTCCATGCGCATCTACTAGTACGCTACCTGTTGATTGTGCAGCAAGTAGGAAAGCTGTGAATATCTCCATACTATTTAAACGACGATAACGATCTGAGAGAAACCCACGTGCTTCGTTTTCGATAGTACGTATTAAAACTCTCTCTCTTTTAGTGTTGTTAGTGTGAGTTTGAAGGATTTGAATGGCTAATTTTCTTTGCCATTCTTCTTGACCATAGACAAGATTACTGAGGTAACCTTGTGGCACTCCTAGTTTGTCTGCAATTTGTTTTGTTGCATGAGGATGAAGGTCAAAGTGGTTATCTTCGTCAAAAACTAATTGTACTTTCTTACCAGTGCTTTGATCAGGGAGGAAAGTAATGTTTTCCATCGGGACAATATAATCGTCCAGGAGGGAATTGTCTCGCTCAATTTTTGAAATTGCTTCGTTAATAGGTCTTGAGCGATTGGTGAGCGTTTCTTCCAACTTTTTAGTTAGTAAGGAAAGCTCTTGTTCATTGTTTCTTCTTGTGCGTTCCATAGTCTTAAAGATAAAATTTTGTTTTGAATTTTTTGTTTACAATATACATATAGCTTGGTCAGTGATGATATAGGCTTCACCTTTCATTACTTTTTCTTTTGCTGTTTGAAGGGGCATTCTACCTGTAATCATTATGTCATTTTTCCAACACTGAACAAATTTGTTTTCAGGGTTTAGATGGTCAGGATTAGTTTGCCAACTACTGGGTTTCCATTCTTTTTGATTGCTTTTCATAGTTTCAGATTTTAAAATTATAATTATTATAAATATTTTATTTATTCCTCAATAATTCTTTAATTTCAGGAGGAGCATATTTTTCAAAATTTGCTCTGTCGAACCACATACGGCATGAGTAATGTGCTTTCAATTTATTAACTTCATGCTCTTTCGTTGAAGGAATCGTAATTATATTGTGGTGTGACCCTCCATTATATCTGCATGGAGAGCCAAAACCAAAATACAGTGTGGACTCTTTTCCACAATCTTGGCATAACGCTGTCTCGTATATGCCTTCTCTGAGCTTTTTCAATCCTTCGGTGTAAAAATCTTTTGTTTCCATAGCTTTGAATTATTTATTTTTAATTTCTTTTAATTTTCTATCTGAACCTTCATCATGTAGCATGAGTGAATTTAGCATTTTGATAAGATGTTCTATCTTCAATTTGTACAGGAAATCGAATCCCTTTTTTTCTGGTTGTATAAAATAACCAGTAATACTTTTATAGGAATTTATAATAATAGGCATATCATTATTAATTAGATAATCATAATCAATTAGATAAACATACCCTTTATCATCTAAAAGAGCCCTTACATAAGGTGTGGAATCATAAAATTTCCATCGGTGGTAAGGGATAAGCAGGCCTTTACGTTTAAGTCGGCTTTTTGTAAAAATTCTGTAAGTTTTCTCACAGAATTCACAATTCATAATTGCGTTTATAGCATGTTTAGTTAACATACCATTTCGTTTATAAATTTTTATTGTTTTCATAGCTTTATGATTTAAAGGTTGTTTTAAATAATATTTTCAATTAACCAATTACAAAATGCCTGTTCGCAATCGAGCCCTCCGAATTCAATTTCTCCATCATAATCATAACAGAAGTCTTCAATTTCACCATCGTATAAAGTCACGGCTGAATTTTTACTTCTACTTGAGAATGCTAATGTTTTTGTAATTAGCACTCTGTCAGATTCGTCATCTATCTGACAGAGAATTAAATCATTGCCAGACAATACTCCATATCTCTCAGGATTCTCTGCTCGTATCAATGAGTTCCTAATTTTATGGAATAACTTAACTTTATCTTCTATTTTCATTTTCCCTCTGAGTTGTATCTAGGCATTTTGGTGTTTATTCGTTTCTTTGGTTCTTTTGAAACTTTTGCATATATCCCTGGATATGCTGCTTGATATAACAAACGTCTAAAATGTACGTTTCCTAAAACGGCACAATAAAGAGATATAGGATTTTCATATCCTTCTAAATTTATATAGAAATTTTCTGCAAGATTTAAATATTCA